CGGCCATCTGTGGATCCTTCCGGGCGAGAAACTACTGCCGAGCGCGAAGCACGCGCCCGGCTATTCAGGGAGGGGAGCGTGTCCGCGTTTAGCGGCTTGCCAGCGCGACGAACGGCGCGAGCGTGTTCGAGCCTTTGAACGGGGTGAGCGGCGCGTTCCAGATCGGCTCGCCGTCGACGCGATAGGTGATGCGGAACACCATCTCGTCGGTGAGGAAGGCGACATGCATCGAGGACGCCGCCTGGATGCCACCTTTGTCGGCAACGACGTATTGCGAGTAATCCGCGAGCACGATGTCGCCGGTGGTGCCGACGGTGTTGTTGTATTCCAGCGGCAGCACCGGGCGTCCGAACAGCGTTCCATAGGGCAAGCCGGAGATGCCGTTCGCCGGCAGGTAGACCGGGACGCCGGCGGTGCCGATGACCTGGCTCATGGCATAGAGCTGCGGCTCGTTGTCCTGGTTGATGGTCCACACGGCGTTCTGACGCGACCGGGCCCAGCAGCGCGACCACATCTTGAGCACGTTCTCGTAGACGATGGTCTTGGTGGCTTGGCCGGTCTCGATCGGCACCGTGACGAGGCATGGCGAATTCATGATGCCGAGCGGCTTGCCGGCGCCGTCGCCCTCGAAGATGCCGTCCTCGGTCATGAACATCACTTCTTCCGAGAACGCCTTGCCGGCGATCGAAGTGAGCACCGACTGGTCGGCGAGCAACTCGTCGGTCACGTACATGATCGACATCAGCTTCTTGAGATCGAGCTCGATCAGGCGGAATTTCGGTTTGGTGTTCTGGGCCGCATTCGAGCCTTCGCCGACCCAGTAGGATTGCACGCCGCCCCAGCGGCTTCCGGTGGCGCGGCTCGTTTCGTCGACGCCCGGGATCTTGATGCCGTTCGCCGTCGTGGAGAGCGAGAGCTTTTCGACCCGGCTCAAGATCTCGCCGAGGTCGTAGGCGCGCATGAAGACCGCGGTGGAGAAGTCGGTCTGCACCAAAAAGCCGCCGGCGGACGGATCGATTTCGCCGGCACCGGTCGGTGCGCGCACCAGGCGCGGGTCGCGATCGACGCCGTGCGTCAGGGAATAGCGGGCGACGGCGAACAGCTGCTCGCCGAAGGACCGGAAGCCCTGCTGGCCAGCCGCGGCCGCGACCGGGACGCCGGCCTCGCGCAGATGCGCCCGCGCCTTGCGCAGATAATAGTCGAAGCCGTGCACCTTGCGGACCGGGCCGCGGCCCGAGAAGCTGTCCTCGTAGACCATGATCGGCTGCGCGTCGTGTTGCGCGCTCGGATTGGCCGGATCGTTCTCCGCGGCCGGCCGTGCCCGTGATGCCGACAGCGTGATCGCGCGCTCGGCCTGGGCGATCTTTTCGTCGAACTTATTGATCTCGGTCTCCTTCGCCGTGAAGGCGGCAGGGTCGCCGCCGACCAGGGCTTCGAGATCGTCGCACGCCCTGCCCCGGGCCGCGCGCAGTTCGTTCAGCTTCTCTTTCATAGTTCAGCTCCTTGAGTACGGTGCTGGCGGCGCCAGGCACGCGAGTCGCAATGGCGCGCGAGCGCCGGAAGCGGAGCGCCTGGCGGCGTTCCGGCCCCTTGCCAGCTTCGAAGGCTCGGGATTTGTTTGGTCGATCAGGCTGCGGTCGCGCCGCCCTTGAGTTTCAGGACGCGAGCGACCTGACGCTGCTTCGTCTCTGCCGCCGCTTTTGCAGCCGCGGCGCGCGCCGAGGCCTGCTCGGGATCGTCATCATCGGGATCGTCGTCGTCCGGTTTGTGGTTCGCGTCGATCACGCTGCGGACGCAATCGATCGCGGTGTTGCAATGCTCGTGCGCGGCGCGGATGCAGTCGTGCGCCTGTTGGAGTTTCTTCTCGTTCTCGGCCGAGAGAACGCGACCGGCACGGGCAAGACGCTTCAAACGATCGGCGAACTCGTCGGCGCCCATCGCGCCGTTCTTGAAAAGCGTCACAAGCGCGGTTGCGCTCGCCTCGAAGGCCTTGTCGTCGGCTCCCATCTTGGCCTCGTAGCCGTCGAGTACCTTGCGACCTTCATCCTTCACCCCCTGCGGAATGTCGGTGTCGGGCAGGCGCGACGCTGCGGCGCGGATGCCGGCGGCGGAGGCTTTGAGCTCGCCGTCGACGAGCTTGGCGAACGGCAGCTTGTAGGAGCCGCGTTTCTTCGGCGCCGAAGCGTCGTAGGCGAGGAAGGCCCGGCGCGCCTTCGCGGTGTCCGGATCGTCGCCGTCGAAGCCACAGGCGGCAAAGATCGCTTTCTCGGCCGCCGGGCCATCCCAGCTGTCATCGTCCTCGACCGGCAAATCGCGCGCGGCGCCGCATTTCCAATCGGAAGCGTCACCGTCAGCGGCGTCGCGCTCCAGAGCCTCGCGTATCGCCTGGCGCCGCGCTGGCAGGAAGGCCGGAAGCTGCGTCGGCGCGCCGGCGGCGCGGCGCAGCGCGACGAGCTCGTCACGCGGAATGACGCTCATGCCGCCGAGGTCGAGCGCACGTTCGGCCCAGACCATCAACGGCGAGGTGTCGATACCGACCGACCGCGCCTCGACCAAGCACTCCGGATTGGCGGGGATGTTCACCACGGACCATTCGAGCAGCTCCTGCTCGAGATAGTCGATGCCGAAGCCCCGCCCCTCCTCGTCGACGAACTGCCACTTGAGCGGGATCCAGCCGACCGAGGCGGCGCCGATGAACTTGCCCTTGATCAGCCGGAAGATAGTGTCGGCGAGCGGATGGGTGTCGCGATCGGCGAACACCGCGCGCGAACGCAGGCGCTTGCCGTCGACGCGGGTCTGTTCGGCGCGGGCAATCGCAGGAATGCTGTCATCGTGCGCCCACAGCACCACGGAGTTCTTGCCGTAATTGGCGAGCTGCCAGCCCTCGACGGCGATGGTCGAATTGTAGCGGTCGAGCGCGCCGGTCGAGATGGAAGTCGACGCTGCGCTCGGCGTCGTCGCCAGCCAGCACGCTCGCCTCGAGGCCGATCGCCTTGGCGACGCGCGCGCCGGTGCCGTCGTAGAAAATCTGCTGCTCGCCGGCGCGCAGTCGTTTGGCGATATCGGCCGGCGTCAGCAATTGCGGCATGCGAATAACTCCGGTGATCTGGAAATCAGGCGGCGAGCGCCGTTCCGTCCGGCACCCACAAAAGATTGCGCCAGCGCCACCCGGGCGGCGCGGCTTTGACGGTGCCGTCCTCGGGCCGGCCCGAGCCGCCCCCATTGTCTGCGCCGGTGCCACTCGACTGCGAGCCAGCGTCGGCCATGTTCATAGGTTGCAGGAGCTTGTCGCCATTCGGGTCCGGATCACGGCCGTCGTCGACGCGCGCCTCGTTGGGCTTGAGGAAGCCCGACATGATGCCGACGCGATAGGCGCTGTAGCGGGCGACGACGTCGGCGCGAGCGATCGCGGAGAAATTGTGGACGACATGGATGCCCTCTTTGCGCAGGCCAAACACCTTGCTCAACTTCTGCTCCCAGCGAGTCGTGTAGCCGGTCAGCGTGTAGTTGATATATTCCTGGGCCTGCTGGACGATGTTGTTGTTGGTCGAGCGAGAGAGCTCGCCGATCATGTGCGGCGGGATGCGGAACATCCGCGCGATTTCCTGCAGCTGGAACGCCCGGCCGGCGATAAACTCCATCTCCTGCGAGGAGAGCTGCAGTGGCGTCCATTTGAGGCCAGCCTCGAAGATCGCGGCCTTGCCGGCATTGACGAGGCCCGCCTGCATCTCCTTCCAGCGGTTCTTCAAACGCTCGACGGTCTTGTCGTCGAGCTTCTGGTCGGTGGAGAGGACGCCGGAGGGCTTCGAGCCGGAGCCGATCCATTGCGCGGCGATTCGTTCTTGGGCCAACGCAAGCCCGATGGCGTCGCGGGCGACCGCGATGCGCGAGGCGCCCATCAGACCGTTCACCGACATGCCGCGCAGGTGGAACATGTCCGCCGCGGGAATCAGGAACGGGAACGGCTCCAGCTCGGCCATCTCGTGAAGGCCGAACGGCGTCACGCGGTAGAACAACGCGCCGTCGGGTGCTTCCCACAGTGCGACGCGATCGGGATTGAGCGGGATGAGCTTGATCGGCTTGGCGCGGCGATCGCGCAGGATGGCGGCATAGCCGTTACCGCGCATAACCAGGCCAACCTGGACCATCTCCTTGAATTCGAGCTGTGTCTGCCACTCGTTGGGCTCTTCGAGCAGCTCGGCGAGCGGATGGTCGTCGACCCGCACGTGATTGCCGTTAGCGCGGATGCGCTCGAGGTAGGTCGGAACCTTGGCGGGGTCCTCGGTCAACATTTGCACGCAGGCCATGACGGCCGCGGCGCCGAGCGCTGATTGCTGATTGATCTCGACGCCGGCCGACGACGGCACCGACCAGAGCTGATCGCCCCACAAGAGCGCATCGGCGGTGGTGTCGTCGGCGCGGGTCTGGCGCCACACCTGGGGCAGGGCCGCTGCGAAACCGCCGAGACGCGAGAACAAACCCATATCGCGCCTCTTGGCCGCCCTACGCGCTGCCGAGAATGATGATGCCCTGGCCGATGCCGCCGGCCTGCGGGTTCATGGCCATCAAGGAGGCGGCGTCGAAGATGGCCATTAACGGGTCGATCTTGGCGAAGCCGGAGGCTTGTTTGGTGATACTGATCGCGTTGCCGACCGGGACCACTTTGGCGTTGCCGACGCACCAGGCCATGAGCCGCGAGCCGCCATGGATGAACGTGCCGCCGGCGAGCTTGCGCTCGACGGTCTTGATGGCGTTTTGCAGCGGCCAGCCCTGCCGGATGCCGACGATCTGGCGCTCTTCGGTGGCCGAGCTGACGGAGATGCCGCGCTCGGCCAACTCATCGGTGATGCCGCCGAGGCCGACCTGGTCGACGCCGATCGCGCGTGTGTCGGGCAGAAGCCCGGCGTCGCGGATCCGCGCGACGAAGTCGGCGAGCTCTGCCACGTCCTCGCCGATCGCCTTGACGAGGGTGAGGTCGCGGTCGGCGGCGAAGTCGAGGAGGCGCGGGGCGATCTCCTTGCGGCGCTCGAGGACGCTCGGATGCGCCCATGCGTGGCCCCAGTGCAGCCAGCGGCGTTTCGAAAGGCGCGCGATGGCGGCGGGTTCGTCCGCTTCACCTCCCCTCTCCTGGGAGGGGTGGGGGTCATCGTCGTCGGTGATGCGTTCGCGGCCGATGACGGCGACGCCCAAGAGATCGTCGAGGCCGCCGCCGTCGATGCCGATGGTGACGACCTCTGAACGCTCGAGGAGGGATTCGAGGGTCAGCGTCGGGTCGGCGTTGTGGCCGACGGGGTTAGTCGACGCAGGCTCGGACTGTGATAGGATGACCGTCATGGGTGAGCGCGAAGACCTCCTGGCACAGATGATGCGCGCTGCTCTCGATCGGCAGATCGAGCACGCGCTGCGCCATGGGGCCGCGCCGGCGCCCGTGCGCGTTCTCTCGCCTCTGCCGCGCGGGCTTCGCTTTGAGGACGTCGCGCCGCGGCCGTGGTGGTCACTGTCGCCGCTGGATGGGAAGCCAAACGGATGACGCTCGCCCTGCCCCGCCGCACGTTCCTGACCGGCGCGCTGTCGCTGATCGCAGCGCCGGCGATCGTGCGCGTTTCGAGTTTGATGCCGGTGAAGGCGTTGCCGGCGCTGCCCGAAGGTTGGATAGAGATTGGCGACGACGACGGCGGCTTTATCGTGCAGACCGAATTTCTCGCGGCCATGCGGTTTCAGCGAGACATGATCAGCCGCATCTTTCGTATACCGCCGGATCGGCTCATCCCTAACGCGCCACTGCAGGGATTGGGGCGGTTTCTCAGCCTATCACCAATACTGCGCCCCGACCCAGCTGTCGGATGCGAGCGCCAGGCCGATCTCGACGTTGAGGTGCTTGGCGAAGAAGCCGGCGAGCGAGGAAGGGCCGCCGGCTGAATCCTCGCGGAATTTGTCGGCCAGGAATTGCAGGTCGACCGAGGCGCCAAGGTTCGGGTTGGTGATGTGCCAATTGGCCTGGTCGCGATAGGCCTCGGCCGCCACCATCGCCTTCGGAAATTCGTAGAGCACGCCCAGCGAGCGCGGGTCGACGATGGTGCCGTCGCGCACGCCGCGGAAGTATTTCAGGCGCTTGTCGAAAACGCCGGCGGGCGGCTTGTCCGACTGCGTCGTGAGATAGATCACGAAGCCTTCGGGGCGCGAGGCGAGGCCGCCGGTCGCCTCCCGCAGCATGTTCTCGGCATCGGCCATCAGGCCGAACTGCCAGAGCTCGTCGACGAGGACGCCGATCGACTTCTTGCCGGAGACCGTCTGTGAGTCGGCGGCGAGCACCTTGAGCGAGGCGCCGGTGCCGCGGTGGGTGATGGTGCGTACCGACGGCTGGACGTGGAGGAGGTCCGAGAGTTCCTCGTCCGCAGCGACCATGTCGCGCGCCGGTTTGAACGAGTTCTGCGCAACTTCGATGGTCGGCGCGAGGATCGAGAACTCGCCGGAGCGGCGCCAATTCCTGATCAGCGCCGTGAGCATGATGCCGGCGGCGAGCGTCGACTTGGCGTTCTTCTTCGAGATCGAGAGCAGGTAGTTCTGGATCAGGCGGCGGCCGCTTGAGGGGTCGTAGGCGCCGAACACCGTGCCGACGAAATCGCGGGTCCAGGCCCGGCTGACGGCGCCCGCTTTCGGGGAGCCGGCGACGTCGACCAAGGTGAGGTCGTCGAAGACGGCGAGCGCCGCCTGCGCCTCCGCGGGGAAGAGCGGGGCGAAGGTGATGAGGGAGCGGCCCTCGACGATGCGGGATTCCCAGTCGGGGCAGGCGGTGGTCCAGGTGGGACCGGTCACGAGACCGGCGCGAGCTTGGGCCGCGCTCTTGCGCGGTATTTCGCGCGGAGCGTTCGGCGCCAACGCGCGCATACTTTCCCGCCTTGCTTGCCGCGCCAGCGCTCCAGCCGGCCCCGATTGGCATTCAACTCAAAGACAAAGAAGCGCCGATGCCATCCCGCCGGCCGCAGCGCGTAGAGCATTTTAGATCTCAATTGACCGCGGTCGACGACGGCGGTGGCGGCGGCGCGAACTTGCCGGCACCGGCCTGTTTGGCGGCATCGGCGCGCAGCTGCTTCTTGCTCCGGTTCACGGCGTGGTCGGCGCGATCGCCAGCTTCCTCGTAGTGGTGGAATTGCTGCATCAGGTCTATCAGCGCGCGCCGCTTGTCGTGCAACTCGAACTTGACGCGCTTGACCTGGCGCATGGCGCCGTCTTCGCCGTCAGGGTCGCGCTCGAGGAAGCTTTCGACCGTGAGCTTGCGGATGGCGGACGCCTTCTCGCGCGTGAGCGCCGAGAAATCGATCCGCGGGTCGCCGGAGAAGTCGTCGACGCGCATGTAATCGAGCATGTTGGCGAAGGCGAGCCGCTCGAGTTCGGCCTGGACGTCCTCGGCGGTCTTTTCCGCCTTGGCCTTGAGCTTCTCGACGGTGGCGGCGATGGCCGCGCAAATGTGGGGTTTTGTCAGGTTCTCGGCGCCGATCGAGCGCGCCGAGCGGGGCGAGTAGCCGGCGCGCAGCGCGGCTTGTGTGGCGCAGAAGTCGACGAGGTATTCCTCGACGAAGCGGCGCGCCTTCGCGGTGAGCTTCTTCTCCGTCGCCGGGGCGGCGTCGGGGACGGCGGAATCGGCGGGCATTCGCTTCACTCGGGAATTTCAGCGCGGGGCGATCAGGAGCTCCCGCCCCTTGAAAAAGAGGCGGGCATTCTAGCTTTTTCCGGCGACCGGCGCGAGCGGCGCGATTCCCGCCAGAAAAAACGTTTCGCGGGGACAAAAAATTTCTGTGCGTGGGATGTGATGGGGTTGCTGAGCGGACGGGTGCCGAAATTTAAACCCCTATCCCCCCGGCGGCCGGTGCAGAGTGCCGCGCGGTCCTCTCGCGATTGGTCTTCGAGTTGTGATGACTGCCGCACAAGCACCGGCCGTTGGCGAGGTCGAGCGGCGCGCCACCATCGGCGAGCTCGACGATGTGATCAGCGAACATGCGATGCCCCTTGGCTTCGCTGCGCCAGCACCGCCTGCCCGCCTCGTCGACTGCCTCGCAGCGGCCGCCGGCGCGGGTGATGACGGCCGCGCGCCAGGCGCGATGCTCGGGCGTGAGGTAGTGCGGATCGGCGCGCTTGTCCGGCGCCCGCGCGGTGCGCAGATCCACAACGGCGATCGACGGCCGCAGCGTCACGACGCGCGCGCGCTTCAAGTGGCGATCCGTCCACCGGCGACGACCGGCCGCCCATCGTAACGACCGGGCTTGCCGTCGAGCTTGCGCGACCGGTTGATCTGATAACTGCGCGGCGTCTGCACCCTCGCCCAATTGGGCGCTTCGCGCAGCTCCGCGACGCGCATCACCTGCGCCAGGCGCGCGATGCCATTCACCGCGACGGCAGATCTCGTACCCATCACAAGAACCCCCTGCCCGCGTGATCCTTGAACCGCTTGGCGCGCCGGTCGTAGCTCCGCATCACGTCGACGTCGCGATGCCCCGACACGTCCATGATCCTGAAGAAGTCGACGCCGTGCTCGAGCGCCGAGGTGATGAAACCCGCGCGCATCGAATGCCCGGAATAGACCGCCGGATCGAACCCCGCCGCCGCGGCGTAGCGCTTGACGATATCGGCGACCGACTTGTCCGTCAGGCGCGCCGGCTTCACGGCACCACGCGTTCCCTTGCCGATCGGCCGAAACACCGGGCCCGCCGCGATCGCCGCCGCATCGAGCCAGGCGCGCACAGCGGCGACCGGCTTGAGCTTGACGCCGTGCGGCACCGCGATCTCGGCGCCGGCGCCGTCCTGGTCGGTCTTCGATCGCCGCTTGTGGACGATCAGCCCGGCGTCGACGAATTCCAGGTCGTCGACATCGAGCGCGACCAGTTCGCTCCGCCGCAGCGCGGCAGCGAATCCCAACAGCAGCAACGCGCGATCGCGCAAGAGGCGCAGATCGGGCGCCGCTGCATTGCTGTGCTGTTCCGCATTAACGTTTCCGTTAATCTGAACAGAATGCTTGCTCCGCGTCATCTTCGCCAGCGCCCGCGCCGTAGCCGGCGCTTTGCGCGTGACTGCAACCCCGACCGTGCGGCGGATGCCCGCCATCACCGCGCGCACCGCCTCGGTGTCGTGCGCTACGGGCAACCCCTTAAGGCGATGTGCGTAAGCGATCGCCGCCAACCGCCGCCTGATCGTCGAGACTCGCCTGCCACGGTCGGCAAGCTGCGCGAGATAAGCCGCCAGCGTCGCGGGCGCGGCCGGGAGCGCTTCCACAGCGTGAACAGCGCACCAGCGAGCAAAATCTTGCCAATCAGATCGATAAGCACGCCGCGTCGCCTCGGACTTCGACGCCGCCGCATAGTCGGCCGCGGATTTGAGCGAATCGGCGAGCTCGGCCGGAACGACGCCGGCGGACGGCACCGGCAAGCCGCTCATGGCGCGGCATCAAGCGTTGCCGGTCATCACGGCGTTGATGATCATGCCGTCGGTGACGATCACTTTCTCGCCGGTGAACAGCACGCCGGAGCGGCCGCCGTCGCGCTCGCGATAGGTAACGCTCGCGCCTGGCCGTTCACCCGCTAACGCGACAATGCCCCGATAGCTCAGCACTTCGGTCGCTACAGTCAGTTTCTGGCCAC